TTTGACAATATCAGATTTGCCAATACCTGGCGCACCCCATATCATCACAGGTCTCTTTAGTGCAATACAGTGTTTCAGTCCTGTGATTGCTTGACTAGGACCAATTTGTCTTGTAGTTTCAATTGTTTTATCGCTCATCGTTAGTAATACTCCTTATGTTTACTATTATAGTGTCAAACGTGAGAGTGTCAACCGTGTAAAAGTCGCTAGATTTGGAAGTTTTCTAAGTCGCCATCCAACAGTTGTAGCATGACTGCTGGTTTTTCTGCAAACAAAACCAAATATTTTCTTTTCTGCGGAATGTAATATGGGGCAGGACAACTGCGATTGAGATTTAAAAATGCCTTGATGGTAATTGGTTTGTTCATTCTAATTTTGTAAGATTTAAACTTGGCAAATTTCAAAAGATGATAACCTTTGTATGTGAGATTAAAATGAGTCTCAGGTGACACAAATGATTTGAACATCATCTTTATTATCTTATCCACAGGCTGTTCAAGGTCACACTGCTGTTTGATCAACTCGGCCAGTTTTGGTTTAGTTAATTTCATCTTTCAACTGCTTGCCTTGTGTTAGTTCGTATACAGAAAAGTCTTGACATTTGAACATGTCATTTAATTTTTGTGCAAGATTGAAAGCATGACCAGGATTTGAAAAGGAAACTTTTTTGTATTTGGGTCCTGGATAGTTGGAAATTATTGAAGATGATTTTAGATTTATTGGTTTGGCTTTGTAAAACACTGCCCATATGGCTTGTGATTCCAACACTTCTTCCATCTTGTAGGATTTCTTGTTGGTGTGTTGTAATAAAGTCTTAGGTTTAGGCCTACTCATAATATGAGTATTTATCTGGACTTTATACGGAAAAATGCTTCTTTAGATGTTCATAAGTGCCAATGTATTCGTCATCTATGAAAATTTGTGGCACTGACTTAGCACCAGGCACTGCTTCTGTTAATTGTTCTATCGTCCATCCGTTAGCAAGGTTTCTTTCTTCATATTCTATTCCTTGTTGTTCTAATAAATTTTTTGCCATGTCGCAAAACGGGCATCCTGGTTTTGACCATACTGTTGCTGTCATTTAAAATCTCCTCCATCCATACTTATTGATGATTGTGTGTCATCTGATACACGTCGACTTTGGATTTCCACATAATGCACAAGCAGTGTTGCAAGTGCATTTCGCACTCGTTTGGCAAGTTCTATGTCGATCTTTATTTCTCTCTGTCTTGAATTGTCTGCTCTGTTGATGGTTTCAATAAAATTTTTAAGATGCAGTGTGTCATCTACTTTTGTTGACATTTGAAAATACCTTTCGTTGTTCCATAACATTTTTGAATGGGCCTTGGAATTCATTTTCTGCAATGGTTGATAGTTTTGGGCAAAATCCTTTGACCCATCCTTTGGGAAACTTTACACAGTAATATCCAGCCGCATACATGTTGTCTGAATTTGGAGATTTTGAATACAGTGGCAGTTTATGTTGCACATCAAACACAGCATTGTATGGAGTATGTTTGGTTGGATATCCATACACATCTTTTTCTATTGTGTTGGTTTGTTCTATGATTTCTGTGCTTTCAAAGATATGAAATTTGTCTTCTACTTCATCTAACGTAAGACTAGTCACAGATGAATCAGTGCCTGTGACAATAAATTGATTTTGATCATGACGCTGAATTGTGCCTATTCTTGATCCATTGTGTTCTATGATCCAAAAACGATCAGGCAGTAATTGCTTGGTCTTGATGGAGTCTTGCGTTGAAAGGTTCTGCATAAAATTTAACATTGTCTCTGATCCTCACTAATTCATGTTTGTTACAAAATTTTAGCATATGAATACCAACATTTGCAACCTTTTTTGGCGATTCAACTGCGCCAGCAATTGTTTCTGCTATGATTTGTTTGATGTGATCTGGCTGTTGCCCAAGATCGATAAGTTGCTGATTGACAGCATATTCATCTCGAACAATTCGTTCTTTGCCGTTATGATCAACCCATCTACTTAACATTATGTTGTTCCAAATAAAACCCTGACTTTTTCTGTCTTGAAATGCTTCTTTGAGTTTGGTGGTGCGTACTTTAGGAAATGCAGAAAACACATTGTCTGATGAATCACCACGCATACATTTTTCAAACAACAGCCATTCTGGGTCAGGTGCTGTTTTGGGTAATTTTGTTTTTTTGTCTATTATTTCACTGTTTTTATCGTCATAGAAGCCATTGATAGTGATGTGAGTGTCAGTTATGCCATTGTATTGTGAAACATTTTCATCTAACAATTGATAAAAATCTGAATCAGAACTAACAATGATGTGTTTGTCATCAGGGTGAGATTGTATCCAACCAGCAATCAAATCATCTGCTTCTAGTTCTTTGTGTTGCAGTGTGGTACAATTGCTTTTGTTTTCTACAAATGTTTTAAATTCATCAAATGTTTCCCAAAATATTTTGTCTGCTTCTTGTTCAGCAGGGGTCATTGCATCGCGTGTTTCTTTTCTGTTTTGCTTGTACGCAGGATAAAAATCCTTGCGCCATGATCTACCTTCAAAACAAAACACCACATGATCTGCTTGGAAACGTTCCCAGCATTTTTTCACGGAGTTCATGCATATGTGCAGAGCAAGTCCTGTTTTTGTGAATATGTCATCGCCTCTCACCACGTGTCTTGCACGAAAGAATGTGTTGGCAGAATCAAACAGTAGATATGTTTTAGGAGATTTCAGTTTTGCCATCCTCTCTTTTAGTTTCTTTTACAATCTGATTGTCTGAAGAAAGAGGAGTGGCTTCATCTGCGATAGTGTTGCAAAGTACAGAAAACCAATGATCAACAACTTCTTCATCTGTGTTGCCTGAGAATCCATGTTCTTTGAGATTTTCAACAAAGTGTTGATTCCAGTCAAGTTCAAAATATCCATACTTAGGATTTTTTGGATCAACATTTGTGTCTAAAACTTTGATGTAAGGTTCGCCTGCTTCAGTGGCGATGTCTTTGGCAGTCTTTTCAAGTTTCTGCTTTTTATTGAATATGGTTTTTAGTTTATCAAGCATATTACTAATATAACAACTAAACCAAAAATTGTCAACTTCCAAAATTTATTACTTGT